GGTTCGACGAAAGAGTTATGGCGTGGTTTTGAGTTCGGTTCTAATCGATACCGACAGTTTCCAAGACGCACTCCGAGAGCAGGGCTCCGGGGTAACGCTGGATATTTCATCTATCCGACACTCCGTCGCATTCAGCCTCAACTAGTCGCTCAATGGGTTCAGGCATTTGATCGCATTCTGAAGAAGTGGACGTAACATGGCAGAATTCAGAACGCTGAAACTTTCCATCCTTGCGGATGTTGATAATCTCAAAAAGCAACTCGGTCAGGGCGAGAAGGAAGTTCAATCCTTCGGCTCAAAGGTCGCAGACTTCGGTAAGAAGGCAGCCTTAGCCTTTGCCGCTGCCACGGCAGCCGCCGGAGCCTACGCCGCGAAACTTGCCGTCGATGGCGTCAAAGCAGCAATCGAAGATCAGAAGGCTCAAGAGTCGCTCCGTCGAACGCTTGAGAACGTCACCGGCGCAACCGAAGCCCAAGTCAAAGCGACCGAGGATTACATCTCGACAACTGCCCTCGCGGTGGGAATTGCTGACGATGAATTACGTCCGTCACTCGATCGTCTCGTTCGAGCCACCGGGGATCTGACTCAGGCGCAACGCTTACAGTCCATCGCGCTCGATATTAGCGCAGGCACAGGGCGAAGCCTACAAGCGGTCACAGAAGCCCTTTCAAAGGCTCAAGAAGGCAATCTAGGGGGTCTAACTCGTCTGGGTGTAGGTCTTACCGCAGCCGAGGTCAAAACCCTCTCATTCGAGCAGATAACGGCGAAATTAGGACAAACGTTCGCCGGTCAAGCAGCCGCATCAGCAAACACCTTTCAGGGTCGCTTAGATCGACTCAACATCGTTCTGGATGAAGCCAAAGAATCAATCGGGTTCGCTTTGCTCCCGGTCTTGGAGCGTCTCCTGAGTTTCGTCAACGATCGCATCGTTCCGGTCATCCAGAAGTTCGCTGAAGATTTTGGCAGCGGAAACGGTCTGGCAGGCAACATCGAGCGCGTCGTCACAATCATTCGAACCGTGCTAACTCCGGTGTTCGAAGGTGCGCTTAGCCTATTCCGTCGAGTTCGCGACGCGGTCGCAGCCAATCAGGAATCCTTTACCAAGTTCGCAGATCTGATCCGAACCTACATCGCACCGGTCATCGGAACGGTTCTCGGTGGTGCGCTCAAGGCTCTTGGGGTTATCGCTCAAGGAGTCATCAACATAGTCGCCAAAGCAGCTGATTTTATTCGAGCAACGGTTGAAGTGGCAATCTCCGGCATCAATGCCCTTATCCGCGCCTATAACGCAATCCCGGCACTACCTAACATTCCTACCATCAACGCACCAAGCGCAGGCGTTACCGCACCGTCCGCGCCAAGTATCCGGGCGATCGAGCGAGGTGTTCCGTCTGCTTCTCCAGCAGCCGCGCCGGTCGCTCCGGTTACCAATAACATCACCGTCAATGGAGCCATCGATTCTGAGTCAACGGCTCGTCAGATCGCCAGAGTCCTCACAGAATCAGCCTCACGCGGTACAGGTGGCGGCGGTGGCTTCTTAGGCGGTGTTCTCGTAACGTGACGGCTTGGACTCCCGAATACCGTATCCGCGCTAACGGTGACACAATCACCGGCATCACCCTCGTCGGGTTCTCGATTACTTCTGGGCGAACCGACGTCAATTCGCAGGCTCAGGCAGGGTACGCAGCGATTCGGATTCTCAATCTGACGAATCAGATTTACACATGGGGAATCAATACATCGATCAACATCGAGGTCAAAGATACGACTGCGACATTCGTTCCCATCTTTGGCGGTCGCATCTCAGATATTGCCGTGGGAGTCGAACGAAGCGGATCTGAAGGCGCAGTTACAGTTATCGACATCTATGCCCTCGGAGCCCTAGCCAAACTTCAAAACGCAGTCTGGGAAGGTTCGTTGAGTAAGGATTTTGACGGCATTCAGATTCGAACCATTCTCGAAAGCCTTTTGACCAATTCGTGGAATGAAGTCGCAACGTCTGAAACATGGAATTCCTACGACGCGACCGTTACATGGGAGGACGCCGAAAACGTCGGCATAGGCGAAATTGATGAGGGCGAATACGAAATGATCAGCCGATCAGCCAACCCGGTCAACATGTATTCGTACGTGGCTGATCTTGCTAATTCTGGCATCGGTTATCTGTATGAGGATGCCAATGGTCTGATTTCCTACGGAGACGCTGATCACCGTCAGAACTATCTTGTCGCGAACGGTTACGTCAATCTTGACGCTAATGACGCGCTTTCAGACGGTATTCGTTCGACGACTCGTCAGGGAGACATCGTCAACAATCTCGTCATCAATTACAAAAACAACTTCGGAACGTCTTACACATTCACCGACCAAACGTCTATTGATAATTTTGGGCTCTATGCTCGATCCATCAACTCGCTCATCGATGACGATCCGGACGCTGAATTGGTCGCGGAACGATTCGTCAACTTCCGATCGACGCCTAAGGCTAAGTTCGACTCGATTACCTTTGCCCTACAAAACCCCGAAATCAGCGACGCGAACCGTAATAGCCTTTTGAACGTTTTTATGGGTATGCCGGTCGCCATCGCTAACCTGCCAGCCAACATCAACTCTGGCAACTTCGTGGGTTATGTCGAAGGCTGGACGTTCCGATCGACACTTTCAGGACTTTCTCTGAGCCTTACCCTAAGCCCGACTGAATTCTGGACGGTGGCGCAGGATTGGGATCAGGTCACCGCTACGCTCGAATGGACGGACGTAGATGCTACACTTACTTGGCAGAACGCGACAGGAGTAATCAGCTAATGGCAACAACGAGCATCCTCGGGATTGATATCCCGGATAACACAGATCTGGTCAAAGACGGCGCGCTCGCGATGCGCACCATCGGCAACGGCTTCGATGACGCTTTGGCAAAGGTTGCGCTGAACGATCAGACTGCCACCTATACCGCCGTTTTGACCGATAACCGTAACAAGCTTGTTCGAATGAACGTCTCGACCGCTAACGACTTTTTGATTCCTACTAACGCATCCGTGGCTTTCCCTGTCGGATCGGTCATCAACGTTACCCAACTCGGAACCGGCGCGACGACAATCAAAGCGGTCACTTCAGGCACAACAACAATTACATCAACAGGGGCGACCTCAACCGCTCCGCTTTTGAGAGCGCGTTACTCGGCTGCTTCGTGTATCAAGGTCGCAACTGATACTTGGTTGGTCGTAGGAGATATTTCCTGATGATTCTAGGGATCATTTCAAGTTCCAAAAAAGCCAAACCCGTTGTTACGGGAGGCACTCTTACCAGCGACGGAACTTATTATTATCGTACTTTTACTGGTAATGGAACTCTGACGGTCGGCAGCGTGGCTTTGACTGCTGATGTTCTCGTTATTGCCGGCGGTGGAGCCGGAGGCAGTTTTTATTATCCGGGCGGCGGTGGAGCCGGTGGTTTATTGCTTCATTCTTCACAAACTCTGAATCCAAATTCTTTCACCGTCACCATTGGTGCTGGTGGTTCTGGTGTTACAGGACAAGTCGATTCCAATAATGGTGTAAATTCTCAATTTGGTTCATTGACCGCTTCTGTTGGTGGAGGCAAAGGTGGTAGAGCAAACCCAACAAAGGCAACCGCGATTGGTGGAAACGGTGGCTCTGGCGGTGGTGGTGGTGGAGATGGAACCCCCGGAAATCAAGTTTGGGGCGATGGTGGAACCGCAACATCTGGGCAAGGAAATAACGGTGGAACCGGATTTCGAGGTGGCGACGGAACTCAAGCCGGAGGCGGCGGCGGTGGTGGTGCTGGAGCCGTTGGAACGAACGCAGCAGCGGCAAACGCTGGCGCAGGTGGCGCAGGAACATCCACTTACTCTTCTTGGGGATCCGCAACCTCAACCGGTCAAAATGTATCCGGAACTTATTTTTATGCTGGCGGTGGTGGTGGTGGAGTATTTTTGGGGACAAGCGCAGGAGCAGGATCAAACGGCGGCGGTGGAGCCGGTGGTAAGAATGCCGCTGGAACGAATGGCACAACCAATACAGGCGGTGGCGGCGGTGCTAACGGCAACGATACAAACGCATCGGGCAACGGCGGCTCAGGATTAGTTATTGTTCGCTATACAAAAGCGCAGGTGGACTAATGGCGCATTGGGCTGAGATTGATTCCAATAACAAGGTTATTCGCGTTCTGGTCGGCGATAATAACGATCCAAATGGCGATGAAGGTTATCAATGGCTTCTTGATAATTTAGGTGGCACTTGGATCAAAACAAGCTACAACAACAAAATCAGGAAACAATTTGCCGGAATCGGTTTTACTTACAATCCACTTGCTGATGTGTTTATCGCACCACAACCGTTTCCGTCATGGTCGTTAGATGAAAACTTTGATTGGCAACCTCCACATCCAAAACCTAATGAAGGTATTTGGTTCTGGGACGAGAAAGTAGGTGATTGGGTTGCTGAGGAAGAAGCCGTGGCTTAGCCATGCCGGACGACAACTCCGTGAGCAAATTGACGATCGTTACCCTAATCGCGATCGTCGTTCTGATGGTTGGGTGGCTGACTCGAAGCATTCTAAGAAATCTGATCACTCACCTCGAAGAAACGGAATTGTAAGGGCGATAGACATCGACGCCGGGTTAGGTCACTCAAAGGCGTCTGGAATGCTCGCATTAGCCATCATCGAAGCTGCCAAAGCCGGAGATAAGCGGATCAAATACGTCATCCACAAAGGTCGAATAGCATCAAAGATCAGGAGATGGGCGTGGCGTCCTTACACCGGGCTGAACCCTCATGAGACACACATTCACGTAAGTTTCACTCGCAAGGGTGATCGGGATCGAAGCAACTTCGCAATCTAAGGAGAATCGTGAACGATTACATGAAGCATCCAGCAGTTCTAGCCGTAGGCGCATTCCTTAGCGCATGGGCAGCGACGAACTTTGATCTCGACTACCGAGCCGTTCTTTGGTCGGTCGTTGCCGGTGTCTTTGGATACGCGAAGCCCTTCAAGAAGTGAAGGCTGCCGAATGGGTCGGACTGATTGCTGGTCTGACCGGGATTCTTGGTGCGTTTGTAGCAGCTCTGCGATGGACGGTTCATCAATTTGTTCAAGAGATCGGCAATCAACTATTCACACGGATGGATCGTCTCGAAACTGAAATCGGCGTGTTGACGGCAAGACAGTCAGACATCTATGCCACCATTATCACCGAAAGGGGTTCTCATGGCTCGAAAGACAAAGGCTCAAAAACTCGCAAGCCTGCGCGCAAAAGAGCGAGCCGCTAAAAGAACAAAACCCATCACCGCTCTCGATCTATGGGCGATCAGTCTTTATGAAGTGACTGAGTCCATGAAGCGAGCAGGTTTTGACGACGCAACGATTCAAGGCTGGCTCTGTGATCAATCTTTGCCAGATTGGGTTTTATCGCCATCGAAGCCGATTGAGGACGATGACGACGAGGAAGAAGAAGATTATTAGGCGAACCGTTGTTATCAGCGATCTCCAAGTTCCTTACCATGACCCAAAAGCCGTCAAAAACGTCGCAGCATTTATCAAGCGATGGAAACCCGACCGAGTTGCCACCGTCGGCGACGAGATCGATCTTCCTCAGTTGTCCCGATGGGAGCGCGGTCTTGCCGGTGAGTTCGCTGGAACACTTGACCGGGATCGACGAATCACTCAGGAAGTTTTATTTGACCTCCGTGTTACGGATATGGTCAGAAGCAATCACACCGACCGGCTCTATAACTCCATCAAAACCCGGCTCCCAGCCCTAGCAGCCTTGCCCGAACTTCAGTTCGAGAATTGGCTTGGGCTTCCGGATTTGGGTATCAAGTTCTGGCGCGACCCTATGCCGCTGGCTAAGGGTTGGATTGTCCTTCATGGCGACGAGGGAGCAGTATCACAGAAGGGTGGTCAAACGGCTCTAGGATTGGCTCTAAGGCATGGAAAATCGGTGGTCTGTGGTCACACCCATAGGGCAGGGCTTTCGGGGCTTACACAGGCTTCTGGAGGCGTTTTAGGGGGTATTCTGTGGGGCTTTGAGGTCGGAAACCTCATGAACTTCCGTGACGCCAAGTATCTCAAAGGCGGTTCGGGTAATTGGCAGCAGGGTTTTGGGCTGATCTACGAGCATAAGAACCGGGTGACCCCGGTATTCGTGCCCATCGAGCGTGATGGATCCTTCGTGGTCGAGGGTAAGGTCTATGGATGAGATCGTTCCGCTCATCCGCACCATCGATGACCATATTGACGACTTTGATGCCGCGTCTGATTTTGTTATGAAATCGTTATCAAACAATCAGCCAAAGTCTCACCGCTAAGGCGTAGCCTTCAGCTGCCGGATCAACCCACCGGCAGAATCGGGAAATCATGACCGCTATGGGATTCGACCCATTAGCAATTTATTACATCATCGCACTTATCAGCATTCCCATTCTGGGTTTGCTATACACCGCAATCACCGAAAATTTCTACTGGAAAGGCTGGCAAGATGGAAAACGATTCGCCGAAGGCAATCAACCCTCAAAGCATTCTCGATGAAGCAGGTTTCATTCGAGGTGAACGAGGAAAGGTTTACGGTCACCCATATATCAATCATCGACGCATCGCCGATCTTTGGTCTGCTTATCTGGGTATCCCAATTCCACCGGATCAAGTCGCGGTCTGTATGGCTCTGGTCAAAATCAGCAGGATCGCCGAAACACCGGGTCATCGAGGTCGAGACGGTTACGTGGACGGAGTGGCTTACCTTTCACTCGCTGCCATGCTCGCAACAGTCGATCCAGAGGAATTTGATGCCTATTAGAGCCAATCACGACTCAAAGATCTGGTGCGACATCTGTAAACTCAGGTTCGGGAAAGTCGGTGGCGAGTGGCATATTCGCGCCATGACGCCGGCTCGCTGGATCGTCATTAGTGAAACAAAGGAGCGAAGGGGTCGCATGAAGGCTTACTGCCAGCTTT